TGAAAATCGTGTGTTTAAGATTTTCCGCAATGTGTTGAAATATGGTGATCAAGTTTTTGTGCGTGATCCAGAGACTTTTCAGCTTTATTGGGTTGACATGACCAAAGTTCGTCGTGTGATTGTCAATGAAAACGAAGGCAAAAAGCCCGAACAGTATGTTATACAGGATATTAATCCTAACTTCCAGAATCTCACTGTTGCACCTAAAACCACAAACGATGTAAGTATTAATCCACCTGCTGGAGGACAAAGCGGTGCATTTAACTATACAACACCATCAACACCAGGTGCAACTGGCGGTAGTCGTTTTCAACAAAGCATCAACGAAACAACCATTGATGCTGAACATATTGTACATCTAAGTTTAAGTGAAGGACTAGACTACTATTGGCCGTTTGGTCAAAGCATACTTGAAATGATATTCAAAGTGTTCAAGCAAAAAGAATTGCTTGAAGACAGTATTTTAATCTACCGTGTACAAAGGGCTCCTGAGAGACGTGTATTCTATATTGATGTTGGTAACATGCCAAGCCATCTTGCTATGCAGTTTGTTGAACGTGTTAAAAATGAAATACATCAACGAAGAATTCCAACACAATCAGGCGGTAGCGCAAATGCAGTTGACGCCAGTTACAATCCACTTAGCATAAATGAAGATTACTTCTTCCCGCAAACGGCAGAAGGTAGAGGCTCAAAAGTAGAAACATTACCAGGAGGTGAAAACCTAGGACAAATTGACGATTTGAAATATTTCAACAACAAAATGTGCCGTGGTTTACGGGTACCTAGCAGTTATTTGCCCACTGGACCAGATGATAGCGATCGTCCATTAAATGACGGAAGAGTGGGCACAGCACTTATACAAGAATATAGATTCAATCAATATTGTCAACGTTTGCAAAAACAAATTTGTCAACAACTAGATGACGAGTTTAAAATGTTTATGCGTTGGAGAGGATTTAATATTGATAGTGGTTTGTTTAACATCAAGTTTGCACCACCGCAAAACTTTGCAAGTTATAGACAAGCTGAGTTAGACACAACAAGAATGCAAGCATTTGGTACACTTGAACCATTGCCGTATATGAGTAAAAGATTTCTGCTTAAAAGGTATCTTGGACTTAGTGATGAGGAGATTCAAGAAAATGCTAAATTGTGGGCAGAAGAAAGCAGTGAAATGCCTGAATCACCTGCAACTGGACAAGATTTGCGTAGTGTTGGTATAAGCCCAGCTGATATGGAAGCCGATATAGACGCTGCTGGTGCAGTTGAAGCAGACCTTGAAGCAGGTGCGGATTTAGACACCGGCGCAGAATTAGCATCAATTGAACCCACACCTGGGGCATGATATGATAGTTAAATGTGCAAAGTGCGGCAAAAAGTTTAACAAAGTTGTAATACATCCAGCAGTAAAATACTGTAGTTCAAAGTGTGCCGAAGCGGATAAATAATTTTATGAACTTATTTGAATTTTTTGAAGGACCACAGGAAGGCTATCAGGATGTTGAAGACGACAACAGCCAACCACAGCTTCATGACCTTCGTAAAACAAAACTTACATTAAAGCAAATAAACAAATTAAGACAGCTTAACGATGTAAGAATGTACGAATACCAAGAGAAAATTGATGCAGTAAAAAGACAGTACGCACCACCAGCACAGCCTACTTTGTGATAATTTTTCTTTTAGTCGGAAAAATTATTCATTTTCTACCCATTTTACCCCGTAATTTAACCTTTTTTTAATAGATATTTTAAATATATTACAGAGCCATTACATGGAGGAATCTAATGAACAAGTTTGAACAACTTATTGAGTATGTAATCAACGACGAACAAGAAAAAGCAAGTGAGCTTTTTCATGAAATCGTTGTAGAGAAGAGCCGTGACATTTATGAGAATATCATGGCAGAGGAAGAAACTGTAGAAGAATCAGAAGAAGCTGTTGAAGAAGCAGTTGAAGAAGTTGAGGAATCAGAAACAGTTGAAGAAAGTTTTGATGACGTTGAAGAAGATCTAGGCGGAAGCCAGGTAGAAGATCTTATCGACGAAATTGAATCTGAAGAAGAAGGCATTAGCATGGAAGCTGACGGCGACGAAGAAGAAGCTGACGTTGAAGATCTTGAAGATCGTGTAGTTAGCGTCGAAGACAAGCTAGACGAGCTAATGGCCGAGTTTGAAGAAATGATGAACGACGTTGACCAAGACCAAGACGGCGATCATGACATGGATGACCACGAAGCAGAAGAAGAAATGGGCGGCGAAGAGGAAGAAGAGGAAGCTGAATTTGAGATGGAAAGTCTTGAAGAAGGCGCTGATCTTTCAGCTGCACCTAAGCCAGTAACTAGCGAAGAAGGCGGAGTTAACACCAGCAGTGCTAACAACGATAACGCTGGTGCTACAGGCGCTGAAGCAGAGCCAGTTGAAACTGATACATCAGCTGAAACAGGTCGTAAAGCACCAGACGCAAAAGATCAAGGCATGACTACTTCGCCAGATCTTAAGGCTGTTAAGTAAAAGGATATCCAGGTATGGCTCTTTACCTTAAAGAAAACCTTACTTTTGATACTGCCCGTATTCAACTCACGGAAGGTAAAGATGGTAAGGAACTTTATATGGAAGGCATCTGCATCCAAGGTGGAGTCAAAAACGCCAATGAGCGTATCTATCCTGTAAGTGAAATTGAGAAAGCAGTTAAAACTCTCAACGAGCAAATCGAGGAAGGTAACAGCATCCTTGGTGAAGTTGATCACCCAGATGACCTTAAAATTAATTTAGACCGTGTATGTCACATGATTACTAATATGTGGATGGACGGGCCTAATGGTTATGGTAAGTTAAAAATTCTCCCAACTCCAATGGGACAGCTTGTACAAACCATGCTCCAAACAGGAGTAAAATTAGGCGTTTCGAGTCGAGGAAGCGGAAACGTTGATCCGGCTACAGGACATGTCAGTGACTTTGAAATAGTTACTGTAGATGTAGTTGCTCAACCCAGTGCGCCAAATGCGTATCCTAAGGCGATCTACGAAGGACTTATGAACATGAAATATGGACATAATGTACTTGAGATGGCTAGGGAAGCCGGGGAAGACAACAAAGTGCAAAGATACTTGAAAGATGAAGTAATTCGTCTCATCAAGGATCTTAAGATTTAGGAGAATCGCATGCTAGATGCTATCAAACCATTATTGGATAGTGATCTCGTCAATGAAGACACTCGTCAAGCTATCTCGGAAGAATGGGAAGCTAAGATGACTGAAACTCGTGAGACGATTCGTGCAGAACTACGTGAAGAGTTTGCACAACGCTATGAGCATGATAAAACTACAATGGTTGAAGCCCTAGATCGCATGGTAACAGAAGGCTTGCAGAGCGAAATCGAGGCAGTACAGACTGAAAAGGCTGCACTAGCTGAAGATCGTGTTAAGTTTAATACTAAGATGTTAGAAAATGCTGAGAAATTTAATGGTTTCTTGGTACAAAAACTATCAGAAGAACTTACAGAGCTTCGCAAGGACAGAAAAGTACAGGCAGAAGGTTTTGAGAAATTAGAACAGTTTGTTGTTGGTGCTTTAGCTGAAGAAATCAAGGAGTTTGCAGCAGACAAGCAAGACGTAGTTGAAACTAAAGTACGTCTAGTTCGTGAAGCTCGTGACCAACTTGAAGGACTCAAGTCTAAATTCATCTCAGAAAGTGCTTCTAAGATGAGTGATTCTGTTAGCAAGTATCTAAAAGGCGAAATGAGCCAACTCAAAGAAGACATCAAAGTTGCTCGCGAGAACAACTTTGGACGTAAAATCTTTGAAGCATTTGCTGGAGAGTTTGGTGCTACACATCTCAATGAGAATGCTGAAGTGCGTAAACTTATAGCAGCAATAGAAGAAAAAGATCGTCAGTTGGCAGAAGCCATTGAAGCTCAAGAAAACACTAAAGTTGTTCTTGAGTCAAAAGATCGTGAAATTCGCATGATAACTGAATCTAATGAGCGTAATGCTACATTGGAAGAGCTTCTAAGCCCTCTTAACAAAGAGAAGAGAGAAGTGATGGCGAATTTACTTGAAAGCGTTCAGACATCCCGCTTAAAGGGCGCTTTTGAAAAATATCTACCAGCAGTTTTAGCTGAGGGCTCTGCAAAAGCCGAAAAGAAAGTGATTGCAGAATCAAGAACTGAAGTTACTGGTGATAAATCTGCGAAGGTTGTAACAGACGAGAAAGTTGCTGTAGACAGCAATGTAATCGATCTTAAGCGCCTAGCAGGGCTTTAAAATATAGGAAGGAGACTTAAATGTCACAAGAACTACTAGAAAGCCGTTGGGATGAGACCAAAGAAGCCCTACTAGAAGGCCTACAAGGTTCTCGTCGTTCAACAATGGGTGTTATCTTAGAAAACACCAAAAAGCACTTGGCAGAATCAAGTGCAGGTACAACTGTATCAGGTAACATCGCTACACTTAACCGTGTAATCCTACCTGTTATCAGACGTGTTATGCCTACAGTTATTGCTAACGAATTGGTTGGTGTACAGCCAATGACTGGTCCAGTTGGCCAGATCCACACACTTCGTGTTCGTTATGCTCAGGCACTAACAGACTCTTCAACAGCCGCTACAAGCACTTCAGCTGGTGAAGAAGCACTTAGCCCGTTCAAGATTGCACAGGCTTACTCAACAGTTGCTAACGCTACTAGCTCAGCTAGCGGCTACACTGGTGCTAGCACAGCTACACTAGAAGGCGACGGTGGTAAGAGCATTTCAGTACAGATCCTAAAGCAGGCTGTTGAAGCTCGTACTCGTAAGCTACAAGCTCGTTGGACTTTTG